TATCAGACATTCCTTGAGCGAAAGACACAACTTGGAAACAACGCCGGTTTCGAGCCGCTGTGGATGCCGTCGTTCCTGTTCGACTTTCAGCAATCGCTTGTCGAGTGGGCGGTGCGGAAGGGTCGGGCGGCGATCTGGGCCGATTGCGGATTGGGCAAGTCGCCGATGGCATTGACGTGGGCGGAAAACATAATCAGGAAAACCGGGAAGCCGGTCCTGATTATCACTCCGCTTGCCGTGGCAGCGCAGTTCGTCCGCGAAGGGCAGAAGTTTGGGATCGAGGTAACGCACTCACGCGACGGCACGCATCATGGCGGGATCGTGGTATGCAACTACGAGCGATTGCACCACTTCAACCCGGAAGACTTCATTGCTGCCGTGGGCGACGAATCCCAAGCCATCAAGGCGTTTGATGGCAAGCGACGTAAGCAGGTGGTTCGGTTCTTTTCAAAGCTACCATACCGGCTTCTGACGACCGCCACGCCAGCCCCCAACGATTACATCGAACTAGGAACTGCCAGCGAGTGCCTTGGGATTATGACTCAATCCGATATGCTATGCTACTTCTTCCGCGAGACGAAAGATATGCGGCATACAGTTTTCAAGGAAGGCGATTTTTGGAACCAGTGCAAGTATAGTTTTAAGCCGCACTCAGAAATCCCGTTTTGGAAGTGGATCGTCGGATGGGCTCGCGGCTGTCAGAAGCCAAGCGACCTTGGGTTTAATGATAAGAAGTTCATTCTCCCGCCTCTTAACTACAACACGCATATCGTAGACGTGCCGTGGATTCCTCCAGGTGAGTTGTTCCCACGTCCGGCCGTGACGCTTATTGAACAGCGTGAGGAACGGAAGCGAACCATACCCGAGCGTTGCGAGCGGGTCCGCGAATTAGTAGACCACAGCCGGCCGGCAATCGTCTGGTGCCATTACAACGAAGAGGGCGACTTTTTAGAGAAGGCCATCCCGGATTGCGTGCAAATCAGCGGCAAGGATTCGCTCGACAGCAAGGAATGTAAGCTACTGGACTTCGCCTTTGGCCGTTCCCGTGTGCTAGTCACGAAAGGCAAGATCGGCTGTTGGGGCCTGAACCTTCAGCACTGCGGCGACATGACGTTTTTCCCGACGTTTTCTTTCGAGCAGGTTTACCAAGGTATTCGCCGTTGCTGGCGTTTTGGGCGAACCGATCCGGTCAACGTCGAGGTGGTGTCCGCTCCCGGCGAGGCCCGCGTGATGGAAGGCTTGGACCGCAAGCAGCGCAAGGCCAGTGAAATGTTTGCGGCCCTTGTGAAGCACATGAATGAAGCTATTTCTCTTAATTCGATTGACAAGCACAAGCACGCCGTGCGAATCCCCGCATGGCTACAAACGGAGGATGAAAACCAATGCCCGTTATTGACCAGTCCATAACTGACCGCTACGCCGTGTATCATGCCGATTGCATGGAGGTCTTGCCCACGCTGGCAAGCGAGTCCATTGATATGTCAGTCTATTCCCCGCCATTCCCGGAACTGTATCAGTACAGTGACGATCCTCGGGACATGACGAATTGCACCAGCTATGAAGAATCCATCGCTCAGTATCAATTCATTGTGAATCAGGTGGCCAGATTAACGAAGCCCGGCCGCATGAGTTGCGTGCATTGCACGGACTTGCGCCGCGGTACCCACTATCAGCGGGACTTTCCTGGTGACATTGTGCGGGTCCATGAAGAGGAGGCGATGCATTTCTTTTGCCGTATCACGATTTGGAAAGACCCGTGGGAGTTTGCCCGTCGCACGCGCATGAAGTCCTTAATGCACAAGACAATTACCGTTACTGACTCAGCAACCAGTCGAGTTGCCCCGGCTGATTTCGTTCTGGTGTTCAAAAAGGCGGGCAATAACAAAGTGCCAATCAAGCACGAAAAGGGGTTTCGGAACTACATCGGAGGAAATGACATTCCAGGCGAGTTGCTGCGAGACTACGGAAACTATCGTGGCGACCCGCGAAACAACTTGCTGTCTCATTGGATTTGGCGGCAGTACGCCAGCCCGGTGTGGATGGACATTCGCCGCGGTCGCATCATGCCATACCGCGAGGCCCGTGAAAACGAAGAGGAGAAGCACGTATGCCCGCTTCAGTTAGACGTGATCGAGCGGTGCCTGCTGCTGTGGAGCAATCCCGGCGATACGATCTTGACGCCGTTTATGGGAGTAGGTTCAGAAGTTTACGGTAGCTTGATCAATCAGCGGAAAGCCATCGGCATCGAATTGAAGCCGACGTACTACCGCCAAGCAGTGAAGAATTGTGAAATGGCCCTCGACTACAACGAAGGGCAGGATCAATTCGCCCTCTGTGCTGATGAGTTGCCTTGCGAACACGATGCCGAACTTGCCGATGCCGAACTATGAAACCCATCGAATCCACCGGCCACAAGCAGTCCCACGCCGAGCGCGAGGCCGCGGCGCTGGCAACCGTGGCTGCCAGGCTCGACTGGTGCGCGATGCACCTGGACGTGGCCGGATACCGGGAACTGGCCGTGGACGCCGCGGTGCTTGCGAAACGAGTAGCAGAACTGAAACCCCCAACCGCCGGCCCGGCCGGCACAAGCGAGGAGAACCGATGAGTGAAGAAACGAAGATTGACGTTGACGAGCTGCTAAAGAGCCTGTTTGTCTGCGACGTTGCGCGCGAGTGGGCGCGAGGCAAAACACCCTATCAAGCGTGGAGAACCTGCCAGCGTGGCGAGTGGCTGATTTGGATCGCATCGAACATCGGAATAGATCGACGTTTGGTGGTGCATTGCGCTTGCGACTGCGCTGAACGTGCGTTGCGATTCGTACCTGAGGGCGAGGCTCGTCCGCGCCTAGCAATCGAGGCGGCGCGCCGCGTGGCTGACGATCCGAGCGAGGCGAACCGGAAGGCGGCATGGGAGGCATGGGAGGCGGCAAGGGTGGCATGGGCGGCGGAATGGGCGGCGGAATGGGCGGCAAGGGCGGCGGAATGGGCGGCATGGGAGGTGGCATGGGCGGCGGAATGGGCGGCGGAATGGGCGGCAAGGGCGGCGGAATGGGCGGCATGGGAGGTGGCATGGGCGGCGGCAAGGGCGGCGGAATGGGCGGCAACGGCGGCATGGGAGGCAAGGGAGGCGGGGGAGGCGGCAAGGGGGGAATGGGAGGCAAGGGAGGCGGCAAGGGCGGCATGGGAGGCAGAGTGCAAAGAACAAGCGATCCTCGTGCGGCGGAGGATCGCTTGGAAAACCATTCGGGTGGCCGCGCAAAAATGGATAAAGGAGAAGCGATGAGCGAAACGAAGATTGACGTGAATGATGTATTGGTCCGGCTGGATCAGTTAAAGCGACACTACACGGTCGACGATGCGATCACCTGCATCCGCCAGTTGCAGGCCGAAGTCGAACGGTTGACCGCACAGGTCCGCGCCGACGCCCAAACCATGCCCTGCGGCCACGCCGCGCGGTGGCAAGCGGTGCGCGATTCGATTCAGGCGGAGCGGCCCTGCCAGAAGTGCGCGGCGATTGACGCAGCAGTGGACGCGACAATTAAAGCGGTCGGCATGCGGCAGGCCGAGCCAGCGGCGAGCGTGGAACCGACGAAGAACTGGCCGTGCGACCATTGCGGCAAGCCGTCAACGCACTCAATCCACGGCGACGGCTGCGACTGGTGGTTCTGCGACGATTGCCGACCGACAGAGGACGCGGCAGAGGAGCGAGCGGTGGATGCTTTACTGGTTGCCGCCATGCGCGGCGTGGAACCGGAGCAGGTTGCTGAGGCGATGGACAAGCGGCAGCCCAAGCCGACGTGCGAGCGGTGCGGCCTGTCGGTGGCTAGTCTCTGCCCGCAGTGCGATGCAGCGGAGGCGTTCGATAGCGCGCTCGCCGAGGGGCCGCCAGCCGCTGAGGACTCGCTGGAATACGCCTGTGTGGCAGATGAGGACATCCCCCGCCCCAAACTCGCTGGGCAGCCCGAGCCGGAGAAATGGGACGTGGTGCGCAACGAACACGAAAGCGAAAGGAGGGCCGGGACGATGGCATGTGACGAACCGAAATGCCCGGCATGCCAGAAGCCGTGGCGAATCCACCCAGGTTGCGTTGCGATGTGCAAGCAGCTTGCCGCCCGTGACGCTGAGATCGCCCGCTGCCACGAGGCTATCTGCTGTCTCACGGGTGAAGTGGAGCGGCTGCGTGGCGTGATTCGCAACCTGCGAGCCGAGCGGCGAGACGTGGAGCTCTGCAATAGACACCTGTTGGCGGGATTTGCCTGGACGGCGGAGACCGAGGCATTTGTCCGGCAGGAGTGGGACCGGGAAACCGAGCGAATTTGCAATGGAGGTGCGGAATGAGTCTGATACGAAGTGTTGAAGCTATACGCGAGTTGCATGATTGGGAAAACGAAGTCTGCGAACCGGAAGACGCCTGGGACGCCTACGGCAATTGGGAAGCGTGGGTGCGTCGGCATCTGCCGGAGTACGCGCAATTGGGACTAGACGAGATGGACGAGGTGCTCAAGGCAAACCTGTACAGCCTATGGTGCGGAGCATTTCACGACGCCTCCGAAATCATCGCCGTAGCCCAGCGACTGCTGACGCTCGTTGACCTGGACGACGATGCAGACCTAGCGGACTACGAGCGCGTGATGGCGTGGGGAGGGGAGCCATGACCGCCCGCCCGCCCACCGAGACCGCTACGACCGACCCCATCGAACGCGCCCGCGCCGGGCTGCACGCGCTGGCGGAAGAGACCGGGCTGCGTATGTCCGCGATCCGCGCCCTGGCCGTGGCCGAGGCGGACGAGGATTCGCCGGAGGTGGATTGCGAGGCGGTGCTGGACGCCCTGGATCGCGGCGAGAGAGTGAGTGTGGTTTGCGGTCGCTGGCACCTGAGCCGGTGGGCCGTGGAGAGAATCCGGGCCGGGGAGGGGCTGCCGTAGCGTCTGTAGCGACATGAACAACTGGCCGAAAGACTTGACGATTTGGGACGACCCGCATTATCAGTGCATGAGCGTGCCGTTCACCTGGCTGCTGCCCAAGGCCCAGCGGTACATAGACGCGTTCCGTTCGCGGTCGTGGCTGGTTGGCGGCCCGGCTGTCGCATTGATGCCGGACTATTTGCAGCGATGCGAAATCGGCCGCGAATATCCCGGCGTGCTTCAGCGCGTCAATCCGCTCGCCACGCGGACCACAGTAGGCTGCCCACGTTCATGTTTATTCTGCGGAGTGCGGAAGATTTGCGGCGAGTTTCGAGAGTTGGACCACTGGCCGAATCTGCCGATCGTGTGCGATGACAACCTGTTGGCCGCAAGCGATGGGCACGTCGAGCGGGTGTTGCATGGCCTTATCGAACTCGGGCAAGCGGATTTCAATCAGGGCCTTGACTGCCGCCTACTCAAGCCGTGGCACGCGGAAATGATTGCGCAAATTGAGCGGCCGATGGTTCGGCTGGCACTCGACAGCAATGCGCAGCGGGAACCGTGGGTGCGGGCCTATGGAATGCTTCGGGATGCTGGAATCGCCAAGAGCCGGATACGCTGCTACGTGTTGGTGGGCGACGACACGCTGGAAGCTGATTGGGCACGGTGCCGATTTGTCGAATCGCATGGCGTCAAGGCGTTGTCGATGTGGTGCCATACACTGACCGCCATGACCTACGGAGAGGTTACGTTGCCGCAGATTGCCAACGGCTGGTCCAAAGAGCGGCAACGGCAAATCATGCGGTGGCACTACAAGCACGCCGGGAAGCCGCTACGGTAGCGTCTGTAGCGACTTTGCCGCATGGGTGGCTATCCGGGCCGGGTTTCTGCCGGACCCGCGCAGAATCGCCCCTAGAGGCCCCTGGGGGCATTTCCTAGATTGCCGGATTTTCATAGGGGAAACCAGGAATCTGGAAAATTCCGTGTGGAAGGTGGCAGGTGGAAAGTAGAACGTCACGCTGGCAGCAGTGCCCGTGGCCGGCACCCCAGCGCCTCCGCGATCGCCGGCAGCTTCGAGATTGCCGGCTGGCGGCGGTGGGCCTCCAGGTCGTACCAAGCGGCCACGCTCATTCCCGCCAGGCTGGCCGCCTTCTCGACGCTCAGCCCGCGCTTCTCACGCCGCCTCCGCACCTCGACGGCCAGCCGCGAGGAAAGGTCGTCGCCCTCAATCGCTTTCGCCTTCCGACCCGCCATTTTCTTT